CCTCTAACTTTGGCTGGGGCAACCTTAGCCTGAGGTCTCAACTGTCTCTGTTTCCTCTGTCTTTGAGGCAATCCTTGCATTAGTTGTATATCTGGTAAGACTCTAGGCCTACTTGGACCTGATACGGAAAACAAACTTCGAACGTTCACAACACAATTTCCGCCAGCCACGCGTCCGCGGCTGTGGTGCCAGTTCCAAACTGCAACACCCACATTAAAACACATGTGTAACGCCAAAGCCGTCCGCCTCCTACCTTTCAAATGTAGCGACATAGCTGCAACATGTAGCAAGGCGGCTGGAATGTAACCGGCCCAATGATTGCCTTGACCAACCCAGGTCACCGCTTCAACCGCGATGATACCCAGGGTTGTCGACCGAGGAGCCTTGGCACGCTGCCACTCCTCCAAAAACGGGGTGGCCCAAGACGCCCACCAACCGAGGTGGGTAAACAGGCTCGCCTGAGCAAGCAATGAGGAATCTCTGTCGTCCGGATCGCCAACAGGTGGCGCATCCTGAGCAACCATCAGCTCAAAAACTGGATGCTCAACCATATCAGGGAGAGTCACAACCTTCCTGATTTCATCAATGGCGGACTGGCAGTCACTTCTCGACAAGCCATAAATATGCGAGTAAGCTTCCCAGATCTCGGGTGACTCAGCAATCTCTTGGCGTCGCCTTATGTTCTGTATATTCTGTCGTCTCAATTTTTCCTGCATATAATTAGTAACCTTTGATCGGGAGCAAATGTCGTAAACTTGCAAAACAAACTCCCTTGCCACAGGCAGGTGTGAAACGGTCGCCAACATACCCTCACAAATGGCCTTACAATAGCCACTAGGGTTTCCCCCGAAGGCGTTCTTAGTTGCGGCGAAGAACAATTTAGGCAACAGCTTGCCAGGCTTAGGGCCAAACGCAAAACCAGAACGCGTAGCGGCAGGCCACCATCGCCCACTGCAAAACTCCATATCACATCTGGTGCGTGACGCTTTAACCTTGAACTCAAAGCCGGCGCGCTTTCCGGTTTCGATCAAGGCATGGCGGGCCCTCTTCACCAATCTCAGAGGAACGAGAATGGCGGCATCATCACCGGCAACAATGGCCTTATGCTTAATCTTAGCCAAGGCCTCCTCAACCACAGTAATAACAGCTATGGTGTTGCCGCAAGTGGTAGTAGTCTTACCTGATGGGACAGTACCCTCCACTTGGTATACGACGCCACAAGAAGTGGCGCCATGCGTGATGGTATCTGCGCGAAACATGCGGAGAGCTTCCTCATCCGCTCCCAAAGCTTCGTACAGATCGGTGGTGGTGGCAATGCACTCAGCATCGACACTAGCATCGAGGCGAACAGCGTCCGAATCCATGTAGGCTATTGGTCCATTAAACCAACTCTCGGCCATCTCAAGCCAATCATCTAAGCCATCGGCATTCAGACCTGGTCCGTAAGTAGTATTACCATGCTCACCCTTGCAAGCCTTACTAAAGGCATGAGCAAAGGGTCCTGTTGCATTAACATACTCGGGCAAGCAACCTTGGATTAGTCTCGGATCAAAACCAACAATCTCGCCCAAGGGTTCACTCTCACTCACTTCTCCGCGCTTCACAGCGCATTCAGTCTTAGTGAACGCCTTACGGTGGGTGGCAGCATAATAGTCCACAACATCAATGGACAGCGCTTGCTCCAACTCCCTCCTCTTCGGTGCGGGGTAACGTTCCAACCACTCCATTCGCGGTGTCGGCACAATGGGTCCAACATCTCCGAAGAGTGAAAACATGCGTTCCTTGCCCTCGCACTTCCACCAACCGGCCTCGGCTTTCGCTCTCTTACAAATGCCGCGGTTCCTGACGGCTACCAAATCATTGTGTACACAATGACGAGCGATAACAGGCACGAAGCCGGTGACCCCAAGACCAACATGGAATGGTCCTTCGGTAACGTGGCAGTCCACATCGTCTGCGCTTTCAGACTTGGGAGAAA